TCATCTTTGACGAGACCGCCGCGATGGTGAAGCGGTCGCCGGAACTGGCGGCGTCGCTTGAGGTGGTCGATTCGCGGAAGACGATCGTCTGCCAGCAAACCGGATCCAGCCTGCGGGTGATCTCGCGTGACGCCGGGGCAGCGGAAGGCCCGTCCTACTCGTTCGTGTTCTGCGACGAACTGCACGCGTGGCCCGACCGGCGTCTATTCGAGGCACTCCGCTACTCGGGCCGCTCCAGGCGCGAGCCACTCCTCGCGACGATCTCAACTGCTGGCGATCGCCGCGACACGATCTGCTGGGAGCAGCACGAGTACGCCGAGCAAGTGACCGCCGACCCGAACTACGATCCCCGCTTCTACGGGAAAATCTTCGGGGCGAAGACTGACGGGAGCGAGGACTACTTCGACCCAGCGGTGTGGTGGCGGGTGAATCCCGGCATGGGCATCACCATGACCGAGGAATCATTCGCGGCGGATGCCCGCGAGGCGAAGAACAAAGCGACCAAGCTCAACGGCTGGCTCCGCTACTCGCTCGGTGTCTGGACTGAGAGTAGCCAGCGGTGGCTTGACCCGGAAAAGTGGGCCGCGTGTTCCGCCGGCCCGACCTCGCCATTCGCCGGGCGGAAGTGCATCCTCGGGATGGACTTGTCGAAGAGCACCGACCTCTCCGCGATGGTCGCTCTCTACCCGTGCGAGGGCGACGAGTTCGAGGTCGATGCGATGTTCTGGGCTCCCCGCGATCTCATCATGGAGCGGGAGCGGACTGACCGCCAGCCGTTCCAGCACTGGGTGAACTCGGGCTACATCACCGCGACCGACGGCAACATCATCGACCACTCAAAGATCCGAGAGTATGTGCTGGAGTACGCCAAGACGCACCAGATCGAGCACGTCTACATGGATCTCACCGGGGCGGTGCAGTTGGCGGTGGAACTGCAAGGGGCGGGGCTCAAGGTGTCAGGATGGAGCCAAGGCTTCCGGGGCATGAGTTCGGGCACGAAGCGGCTCGAATCGCTCGTGCTTCAGAGCCGAATCCGCCACGGCGGCAACCCCGTGCTGTCGTGGATGGCCGCGAATGTGACCGTGGAGACGAACGCCTTTGAGGACGTGCGGCCGGTGAAGAAGAAGAGCACGGGTCGCATCGACGGGATCGTGGCTCTGATCTTCGCTCTCGGTGGCTGGGAGTCTTCGCAGATCACGAACAAGCCCGCCGCCGAACCCTCCATCCTGATCCTATGATCGCACCGAACACCCGCATCCTCTGGCTCCCCGGCGACGATTCCCGCAACTGGGACTATGAGTCGGGCGGCTGGGCGTCGAGCAACCGCAACCCGTCCGGCGTGAAGGTGGACGCCGAGACGGCTCTCCGCTCGACCACGGTGCTGGCTAGCATCCGCGTTCTCTCGACCAGCGTCGCCGGGCTCCCGCTGCATCTGTACCGCCGGCTGCCGGGTGGCGGGAAAGAGATCGCCCGCGAGCATCCGCTCTATCGCATCCTGCACACGCAGCCGAACTCGTGGCAGACCTCGTTCGAGTGGCGAGAGCAGATGATGCTGCACTTGCTCACGCATGGCTTTTCCCTCGATGAGAAGGTCTACAGCGGCGGTCAGATCAGCGAGATCGTTCCGCTGCACCCGAGCCGCGTCAAGACCGAGCAACTGGAGAACTACCGGCTCCGGTACACCTACCGCGAGGCGTCGGGTACTTCGACCGTCTACACGCAAGATGCGATTTTCGCGGTACGCGGGATGTCGGATGACGGCGTGAACGGCATGAGCATGATCGAGCTCGCCCGCGACGCGATCGGGCTGGCTCGGGCTCTGGAGATTCATGGGGCGACCTTTTTCGGCAACGGTGCCCGGCCCGGCGTGATCCTCTCCACCGATCAGATGCTTTCGCCCGAGGCTGCCGAGAACACTCGGAACCAATGGGAACGCGCCCATCGCGGCCCCGACCGAAGTCATAGAACGGCAGTCTTGCAGGGCGGGCTCAAAGTCACTGAGCTCGGCGGGAACAACCAGGAGGCTCAGTACCTGGAGGCGCGGAGGTTCGCAGTCGAGGAATGCACTCGCATCTTTGGCGTGCCCGGACATCTCGTCGGCGATTTGACCAGAAGCTCGTTTTCAAATATTGAGCAGCAATCGCAAGATTTCCTCACGAACGGGTTGATGCCTTGGTTGCGTCGGATTGAGTCTTCGATCGCTCGCGACTTGCTCGACGGCGATGACGAGTATTTCGCGGAGTTCGACACGCGGGGCTTCCTGCGTGCCGACGCCACGACCCGCTCGGCGTACTACAACACGTTGTGGAACTTGGGCGTCGCTTCTGTCAATGAGATCAGAAGCTGGGAGAACATGAATCCCGTCGAAGGCGGCGACACGCGGTTCGTGCAACTCAACATGACCACGCTGGAGAAGGCGGCAGCCGAGCCCGAAGTGCCGGCGACCGTGGTCGAGGAGATCGTGGTGGACGAGACCGCCCCGGCTCCCGAGCCTGTCGCGGATGCCGCTCCGGTCGAGGCGGAAGAGGGGCCGCAGATCGCCGACGTTTCGCTGAACGGCGCCCAGGTCTCCAGCCTTTTGGAGATCGTCGCTCAATACAACGCCGGGCTACTGAACGAACAGGGCGCGAAGGCGATCATCGCCGCCGCGTTCCCGGGCATCCCGGCTTCGACGGTCAACGCGATCATCGCGGGCACGAATACCGATCCGGTCGCGATGCCGGGCGAGGCTCCAGCCCCCGAGCCGATTGCGGAGCCCGAGGCTGCCGCCCCCGAGGAAACCTCGCAGCGTGCCGCCCCCGGCAGCGTCGCGGAGGGCGACTTCGTGTCGTGGGATTCCTCGGGTGGTCGTGCTCGCGGGCGGATCGATCACGTCATGGACTACGGCACGCTGGACATCCCCGGCACCGACTTCACGATCGACGCAACCGAGGAAGACCCCGCCGCCCTCATCACGGTTTACGAGGAAGTGAGCGGCGGATGGCGACCGACCGAGACGCAAGTCGGGCACAAGGTATTGACGCTCACGAAGATTGACCCGCTGCCCGAGCCGCCGCCGGTTGAGGAGAACTCCTACGGCAAGCCGAAGCGAAAGGGGCGACGCCGTGGCGGCTAGGTACGATCACATCGACTTCACGCCCCCAAGTGGAGTTCGCGAAGAAGCCGCTCGCGGCCTGGCGTGGCGTGACGAGTACGGTCGTGGCGGAACCGCCGTTGGTGTTGCTCGCGCCCGCGATCTATCGAATGGCGTGAACATCAGCCCCGAGACCGCTCGGCGGATGAAGGCTTATTTCGATCGGCACGAGATCGACAAGCAAGGAAAGGGCTATAGCCCAGGCGAGGACGGCTTTCCATCAGCCGGCCGCATCGCCTGGGCACTTTAGCTTTGGGGCGGCGACCCTGGACAAGATTGGTCAAGCAAACTGGTGCGGCAGATAAACGCCGCCGACGAGGAGGGCAGGAGCATCATGGGCAACATCGAACGACGTTCCTTGGCGATTGACGAGATCGAGTCGGCGGTGCCGCTGCTCGCGGTCGAGAGCCGCAGCGAGGATGACGGCAGCGAGCGTGAATGGGTTGTGGGCTACGCCGCGAAGTTCGGCGTGCTCTCCCTCGACCTTGGCGACTTCGTGGAGCGGATCGATCCCGGTGCCTTCGGCATCGTCGCCGAGCGTCGCGGCCGGCGTCGCCCGCTGGAGACGCGGGCTCTCTGGAATCACGACCCGAACTACCCGCTCGCCCGATACCCTGGCACGCTGCGGATGACGGTCGATGAGGTCGGGCTGCGGTACGAGTTCCCGGTGCCCGACACGACCTATGGGCGGGACATCGCCTCGAACATCCAGGCGGGCATCGTCAAGGGCTCGTCGTTCTCGTTCACCGTGCCAAGCGGCGGCGACTCGTGGGCGGTAGAGGACGGCCGCAGCGTGCGGACGATTCAGCGGATCGACTCGTTGCTCGATGTCGGGCCGGTGACGTTTCCTGCGTATCCCGACGCCGATGTGAAGGTCGCCCAGCGGTCATTCGATCAGTACCGGCAGCAGCGGGAAGTGGAGGCGGCGAGGCGGTCGCTCGCCCGGTCGCGTGCCGCCGAGATCCGCGAGTATCTGAGGCAGCATGGCCGCTAGTGGCGATTCGTGCCCCCGGTGCCGCGATGGCAAGTACGCCGTCGCGTCGAGTGTTCGCAGCGGCGAGTATCAGACTCGCTATCTGCGGTGCTCGCGGTGCGGCTGCACCGACAAGCAGATCGTGCCCGCCGCTGAAGTGCGGCGGAAGTCTTTTACTGCCGAACGTGCCTAACTGCATGGTTTCGGGGCACGGCTCCTAGGTTCGGGATAGGCGAGACGCGAGTGCGTCGCCGCGACCCCGAATACAGGAGCGATCCTCGTGGACAAGATCAAGGCACTGCTCGAAGAACTGGCCGCCGTCGTTGCCGAGATGGAGGCGATGACCGAGGACGCGCCCGAGGGCGAGGTTCCCGCCGAGCCCATGACCGAAGAGCAGGAGGCTTCGCTCCGCAGCCTAGAGGCGAAGGCCGACAAGCTGAAGGAGCGGATCGAGTTCCTCCAGCGGGTGCAGGCGAAGGAACTGGAACTCCGCAGCGTGCTGGAGCGTTCCGCCCCCGCCAAGAAGATCGAGACCGTCACCGAGGAGACCCCCGCCGTGGAGAGTCGCAAGACGCCCGTGTTCGCGATCCCGAAGTCGCACCGCCCGCTCAAGGGCTTCCGCTCTGAGGAGCGTGCCTACCGTGCCGGCATGGCGATCCGTGCCGGGCTGCTCGGTGACGAGGAGGCCCGTCGGTGGTGCCTCGATCACGGCGTGCAGAGCCGTGCCCAGGCTGGCGGCATCAACAGCCTCGGCGGCGTTCTGACCAATGACGAGCTCTCGACCGAGATCATCCGGCTCGTCGAGGAGTTCGGTGCGTATCCGGCGAACGCCCGCAACGTGACGATGAACAGCGACACGCTGCTCATCGCCCGTCGCACGGGCGGGCTGACGGCGAAGCCGATCGGCGAGAACGCCGCTCCGACGAGCACCGATGTCACCTTCGACAACGTGCAACTCGTCGCGAAGTTGTGGGGCGTCGATAACCGCGTTCCGATGTCGCTTGTCGAGGATTCGGTCATCGACCTCGCCGATGCGATGGCGGTCGAGGTGGCCCAGGCTTACGCCGAAGCCTTCGACAACGCCGGCTTCATCGGCACCGGGGCGGGCGACCCGTACCACGGCACCGTGGGCGTGGCGACCGCGATCGTGGACGGCACACACTCGGCGAGCGTGGTGACGGCTGACACCGGCAACACGACCTTCGGCTCTCTCGACCTGCTCGACTTCACGAACGTGGTCGCGAAGCTGCCGCTGTACGCTCGGCGGAATGCCAAGTGGTACATATCGCCCGCCGGCTATGGCTCGTCCATGCTGCGGCTGATGATGGCTGCCTCGGGCAACAATCAGGCCGACGTGGCTGGC